TCTACCACCACTTTTAAAATAACTCTTAGCGGCTTGTTTACCTGCCGCAGTCAATAGACCACCTAATAATTTCTTTTTTGGTTTAAATTTTTTTCTTTGTTGCATTTTAACAGATATACTATCAAGACCTATTAAATCTTTTACATTATCCTGAAATCTTTGTGTAGCTGTTTTATCATTAACAAATTTAACGCCCTTGATGTTTTTATTTTTAGGTAGATCATATTCACCACCGCTTAAAGTAGATTTGATTTGAGATTGTTTACTTAATGGTACAGGCCCTGGGCTTCCAGCACTTACTTTTTTATCAGCTGGAGTTGGCCTTTTTAAATATCGCGAAATCCTTTTCTTACCCGCTTTTAAAAGTTCTTGTCCTATGTATTTGGCTACCATAATTTTTATTATATAGATTTCTGTATCCTTTGTAAGTATACCCATGATCAGCATTTTCCTGTCCGCAAGGAATATTAACTATTGTGGTGGGTCTGAGACCCATCTGAGACCCACCTAGAGACCCATCATAAAAAAGTCTAAAAGTGTTGCTATTATTAATTAATAATTCAAAAAGGTACTTGAGACCCACCAGACCCACCTAATGTGCGGGGGTATAAAAACATGATAAGGGGTCTGTAAAATCTATATAGTAGAAATTTTTAATTAAAACTTTACAACTTAAATAATTTTCGCTATAATTCGGGCACAACTTTGTTGTGTTTTATTTCATACATTGGGGGTGGCTTACGAAAGTTACTACCCCCATAAAATTATCCGTTATCCGTTGGTCGCTACGCTTTAACCGTTCTACCTTACTCATTCTGCCTTACCCTGTCTTACCCCTTACCCCACACCGATTCACGCACCTACGGCTCTCTAATAGCGTTTAAACTACATACTTTTAAGGTATCTAAGTCTATATTTTAAGTTTTTTACGAATTGCTGTAATTCTAGTTCTTACACTAGCTCTTTGTTCCTTGTCCTCAGCTTCTCTATAATCCTTATAAGCTTCCTTGTAGTCTATCCAATACAACTGAACACTGGTAAAATAGATCACCTTTTCTTTTAAACATTTTCTATATTGGTAATTAATATGATCAGGGTCAAATCCTGCTAACCAACAAACTTGTTCAAAGTCAGAATCCTTTTTTAAAAACCAATCATGTGCCGCTCGCTTGTTGTAAGATTCATTCTTACCGCCATTGGTATACAAACAATCTTCAAAGGCTTGTACAATTATAGCTTGGTAAAGTCTCTGTTCAGCAGTTCTATGTGGGTCTAATAATTGCTCAGCAACTTCAGTGCCCATAATCTTTAATAAGTGTGGCGAGAAAGACACGGTAGAAACCCTCCATAGTTGTATCGGAGACTCGTTTAGATCTTTCAAAATCTTTATATATGGAATCAATGAAATGAGTTCTTTTTAATCCGTCCATCGTATGGACATTCTCTGCTAAATCATCAAATAAATCAGTCATTTGCATAACCATCAGGGAAAAGACATGGATGTAGATACTGATGGCTATGCATTATGAACAATGGACAATCCTTTTCTCAAAGCGATTTTTTTACGTCCTTGCTTCCAGCATTGTTCAGTTTTTTCTAAAAACTGCACGCTCGCGTTCCCCATCCCAAAATCATTTCCACAATAAAGTTGAAACATAACGGAAGTCAGCTCATCAAATGTTTTTTTATTAGGGCAAATCAACACTAGTTTTTCTAATGCCTGATCTAACACCTCACTTAAAGGCTTTCTAACCGCGTCTGTCATAAACAATCTCCTTAATTAAAATTAATAAAATTGTCGTTCGTTATTGCTGGATTGATAAGTAGCTTGAAACCCCTACTTCTCATCGGGTTTTGAGGAATACAAATCAGTTATAGCACGGTGAAACACAAAATCAAGTATTAATTTTATGTCTCACCGCTATATTTAGTTATTTTTTATCTAGGGATTTACCTTGTGAGATCAGTTCTGATCTAAAGGATGTACTATTTTTTTTATTCTTTACAGCTAATTTAGCAATTTCTGAGTCTACTAACTTAGCGATTTGAGCTCCAGGTTTTCTACGTCCATGGTGACCCATTGCTTTTATGATGTAGTAATTATCTATGTCAACCGCTACACTTTTCCATTTATTTATGTCCATTGTTTTGCTCCTTATATTCTTTTTTAGTTTTAGCCTTACTATTTATAATAAGTTGCCACTCATCAAAGCAAGGATGTGCATCATCAAATTTTGTCCAATTTTTTAGTTGTGACAATCTATGAATTGCATCTATTCTTTTATCTTTCCAAGATCTTTGTTCTTTTAATTGCATTGTTCTCCTCCTAATAAACAACCACCCAATATAAAAAGGCAATCAATCCTAAAAGTATTTTAGGTGGTAAAATTAATAAAGTGATTAATAAAACCATACTTGTAATTTTATCTTTCATCTTTTTCCATTTCCGCATTTCGTGATTCAATCTCGTCTTCGATCAAATCAGATGCAACCCATTCGTTGATTACATACGCAGGGGCAGCTTTACATTGTACTGCACACTCAGCTAACACAGTTCGTGCATTATGAAATGCACTGTCTTCTTTGGTTAACAAACTGCCATCTAGTTTATGAGTTTCAACTTTGGATAAAACATTATCTATTTGTGTGACCCATTCTCTAAACATCATAGAGCTTGATTTTAAATTTAATTTGTTTTTCCGATCCATGCTGTCCTTCCCCATTGTTCTATTTTTTCCTTACACTGTTGCACTAAATAACCAAAAGCTAGATCACCATCTAAGTCAGTTGCAAATGATGCACTACTTAGTTCTGTTTCTTGGTAAAATATTTTTAGTTGATTTTTTGTTTCATTAAAGACAACAACTAATGCTTTTTCATCAGGTTCAATGACTTGTACTTTTCCTTTTCTTTCACCAAACTTTACTTCCGCAATGATGGTGCTGCCTTTACCTTTAGTTTTTTTATCATCCATGATATACTCCTATTGTTTATTTCTTTTTACTTATACCAAACTAGATATTAAATGCAAGGATAAAATGGGAGATTAATGAAATTTCTTTTAACTATACAAATATGCTCAGCAATTATGGCACAATGCACACAACCTGTGGAAATGGGTACATATAATAGCCATTATGACTGTGCAACCGCAGGTTTTCTTAAAGGTATGACTGCTTTGAGAGAATTAGGCGAAGAATATGTAAATGAAAAAAGAATGTTAATGAATTTTATTTGTAAATCTCAAGAAACTACGTAGGCTCTTTATCGCTACAATGGTAGCCAACAACAACTTCACCATTATAAGTATGAAAAAAATGATTTTGCCAGGGCAAAGGATATTTTCTTTCATAAGTAGTAACATGTTTGTCCCACCAAATAGCACAATCTAAGTTGTGAGTTTCAACTTTTAAAATATTACCAGTAGATAGTATTAAAGAAATAACTAAACCTTTGTATCCTGCAATCAATTCAAACATTATTTATGCTGTGTCGTCTTGATGTCTTCTTCTCATATAATGTTTGCTAGGTTCATAGTTCCATCTTTTACCGTGATGTCCTCGCATATCAGCATACCACATTCTTAATCTTACTATTAAACATTTTAAAAAAGTTCTTTTAGCCATTTTTAATTACTCTTCCATCTTTAGTTCTTTTTCTGTTTGGCCATTTACAATTTATTTTTAACGTACTTCCATCTTCAGATACTAAAATTATTTCATGTCCCGTTGGTGTATCATTTATATAATGCCTTGCGTAATTAGAATATTCCATCCAACCACTGCCTTTTACAACTTTTTCTTTTTTACCTTTAGAATTCCATTTAGGATGAAAACTTGGATCGTCTTGCATCCAGGCTATTTCCGCTGCTAAATCTTCGGCATCTTTATGAGACATAGATAGCGTGCAGTATAAATTACTTTTTGAAAATGTGCTAGTATTTTTTTAACTAGCTATATCGTATAAGCCCATTTTTGCATCTTCAACGCTTTGTTCGTTGATTTTTGTTTTGAGCTCTTTAATTTGGATATCAATCCACTTCATATCAGGAGTTACTCTACCCTGTTGCAACGCCTGAGTTGCCCATTTGGACTCCAATTGAAGTTTCTCCGATATCAACTTTTGTAGTGCCATTTTTTAGCTCCTCATATGTGATGAAGATTTTATTTTTTAAATAGAAACCTTCACCTTTTGCTTCGATCTCACCATTCTCAAGTTTATTCTTGAATTGAATAAGAGCTTCAGCATCATTTTCAGCATTTACTATCCCATTATAATATAGACCATCTGATCTAATTTGTATGCGATATTGCTTCATAAGAGATTATATACCACTTTTGCGTGTTAAATCAACCCTAGGTTTCTTAGTTCTTGCGGTGGCCGTTGTTCGCTACACATTGGGCAGTCTACTTTAAGCCTTGTAGATTCTTCAGTGTCTTTGTACACCCAAATTTCTCTTAAATCCTTACATCTCATGCAAACATTCTTACCGTATTCTATAAATTGTTTAGTGTTTTTTGTATTTAAATCATCATTATTTATCATTTATCTCTCCCCAACTTTTACCAATGGCTACATCAACCTTAAAGGGTACCTTAAGATTTTCCAATGTATTTTCCATCAGATTTGTTATTTTACTTATATCACTTTCTTCGTTTATACTAAAACAAAGTTCGTCATGTATTTGTAACATAGGCATGTAACCTGCCTTCGTACAATCAATCATAGCTTGTTTAACTTGATCAGCTGCGGAGCCCTGTATTAATCTATTTAAAGCTTTATAAGTAAAGGCACGCCTAATATTGTTTCCATATTGTGCTTTGGCAGCTTCATAACTCATAGCTTGGTTCATACCAAAGGTAGCTGGTTCCCATTTATCAAATCTACATTTTCTACCTTTAAGAGTTCTTATGAAACCAAACTTACTAGCAGATTGTGTTGTAGCTTCTGCTAACTTTTTTACGAAAGGTACTCTAGTATTATATTTAGCTAAAAGCATTTCAGCAGCATCTTTAGATATTCCTAGTTCCTTAGATAATTTTGCCTTACCCATACCATAAAACAAACCTAGATTAATTGTCTTAGCTTGTGTTCTAGATATACCTGCCATATCAGCAACGATTTGATGAAAGTCTGCTGATTCATCTTGGTAAGCTTGTATGAATTCTTCTGCTCCTTGGATTTGATCTCCAATCGATGCAGAGTAATGTGCAACCAATCTTGGTTCTTGTTGTGAATAGTCAAAGCTACCCCATTGTCTACCTTCTTCAGGTAAAAACAATGATCTAATTTTATTTCCAAACTCTTTGTTACGAGCAGGGATCTGTTGTAGGTTAGGATTCGCATAGGATAATCTTCCTGATACCGTACCACCTTGATCTGATCTTAATTGATTAATCTCAGAATGAATACGTCCTTTGTGTACGTATCTATTTATGGAATCAATAAAGGTTGAATGAAATTTGTTAATCTCTCTAGTTTCTTTTATGAGTTGGGCAATAGGGTGTTCGCAGTTAGCTAACCAGTTTTGTGTAAAAGATGGCTCATCAGATTTAGAAGTTCTTGGATACTCTATTCCCAATCTGTCAAATACTTGTGCTACACTTCGTGCAGCCCAAATATCTACATCAATAGTTGTTTCATCTTTTATCTGTTTTAATAACGCAAATTCTTTTTTTCTAAATTCTTTTTTAAGATCATGTGCCCGTTGTTCGTTGATACGTATGCCTTGTTGTCTCATATTAATTAGTGTAGGCAATAATTCCATTTCCATTTCCCATACATCATTTAAAGATTGTTTCATAATCTCTGGCTTAAATTGATGCCAAAGTTTTAAAGTAATAGCAGCATCTTGTTCAGCATAAAAACCTACAAAGCTTGCAGGCATTCTCCACATATCTTGTTTTGCATCTATACCCCACTCCTTAGCTTTCTCATTTAAGAATGTTTCGTTTTTTATCTCACCTAAATAATCTTTAGCACAGGCATTCAAACTAAAACTGTATCTATTCTCATCTATCAAAGCTGCAGCTATCATTGTATCTACAATTTTTCCTCTAATCTCAAAGCCGTTAGCCTTTAACCAACCTACGTCATAAGAAGCATTATGAAATATTTTTGTACTAGGTCTTTTTAATAAATCTACCATCCAAGCAGTGGTTACTGCTAAATCCATATTACCACCTGCATCGTGTGCAATAGGGAAGTACCATTGTTTACCTAATGCAGCGACAGCAAAACCTACGATGTGGCCTTTGCCTGTGGCCCAACCTGAGCCGTGTGTTTTTAAATCAGGATCTTTTGTTTCTAAGTCTATGGCTACTTCAGTGGCTTCTCTTAAGTCAGGGTATTCTGAAGGGCAAACCCAATCAGAATCATTATAAATAAAATTTAATTGATGAGTCATTATTTAAAGTGCCAACTGGTTATCTTGTCTGTGATCTTTAGTATCTTGCTTCTTGTCTTCATAGTATTTTCCTATTTTTTCTAGTTTACAATAACAATTCCCACATAGAGGAATCCCTCTATCAATGACTACTGCTATTCTTTTACATCTAGTACATGTTCTTTTTTGCATAATTTTTTATAACAAATTAAACAATAGTATTCGCAATTAAAAGCAATGTCTCTTTTGTTGCATGCTATACAATATCCACTCATTTAAATCCATAGTCCCTAGTTAAAATCATTTCACAATAATGAATAGCTTTTTTAATATCATTCTCTTTACCTTTATCTTGGTGTCTACAAACATATTTAATTACATTAGCTTCTGCTGCAAGTAATCTATTATCATTAATAAACTTTGAAGGTTGTATTTTAAATTTTTGATAATGACTGCCTTGAATTTGTTTTTTATACGGTGACATAATTACTTTTA